AGCCTAGATAATAGTCTTTGGTAGGTGTGTTTAGATTTGCATCAGAGTCAAGGGACAGGGTTCCGTCGGCCTTCTGAGGCAGTACAAACAGCTGTTGGGTGTCGTAACCGCTAAGAGGCGCATCTGCTTCGGCTTGTGCTATGATAGATTCGTTGATACTGATATTGGTATTATAAGTACTGATAAGATCTCTTAGACTACTACCGTCACCGGCGCCACTATCTGCATCTAAAATTTCTTGGAATTCTTGGCTATCGACCATAGGTACACATTTAACTCGCAATAGGTGCGGATACCATGTTTGACTAAACCCAGACGCTGCTCTGGTCACATCTTGGACCACATAGAATCTCTTTAGAGCAACTGCAGCATCATCCAACGCATACTCATCTTTTAAATGTGGAAGTTCGAGCACATCGCCCGCCATAATTTTACGCTCTAGAATATCAACACAATTCCTTAGATGAAAGTGCATGAATATAGTGTCGTTATTAAGAAAGATGCCAAACTGACTTAGATTAAAATCTAGGTCCTGCATTTGATATATGCCACGAATAACATATATGTCTGGAGCATAGTGCCGATCTCGATTTTCTAACAATATAAGATCCTGTATGCCTAATTCTGCAATGGGATTGGTCTGCACAGGGACTCCAGGACTTGCCTCACCTGCAGTGGGATCTACTGGTCCAATATACTTGTGGATATAAACATCAACTCCGCCAACTTGAAATTGCTCGTTGATCGCGCGATCGATAAATCGGAAATCGTTGCCTTTTTCGGGGCGGTATAAACTTAGTCTTGGAATTTTATGTCTCCTTGCAGGCGGTTATTGGTGTATTTATGAGCTAAATACCTGCATGAGCACAATCGAAAACCCTAGACAGTCTGTGGTAGACTATATTCGTACCATGTTAGGCGACGGGCTTATTGACGTTGAGCTTGACGCAGCTCACTACAATGTGGCCATCGACCGTGCATTTGCCAAATATCGGCAGAAATCAGCTAATTCTACTGAAGAAAGTTTTGCATTTCTTACGCTCGAACAGGATGTAAACGAATATACGCTATCTCAAGAAGTTGTCGAAGTTAGAGATGTCTTTCGCAGAAGTATTGGCTCTCGCACAGGCGGCGGCGATACCGGCAGTCTTTTTGAACCATTCAATCTTGCCTATACTAATACCTATCTTCTCAGCAGCAGCAACATGGGGGGACTAGCCACATACTATGCGTTCGCCAGCTACCAAAAACAAGTGGGTAAAATGTTTGGTAGTTATATTCAATTTACATGGAATCCAGCTTCCAAAAAATTGACCATCATGCAACGCCCCCGAGGTGAAGAAACAGTAATGCTTTGGCTCTACAACTATAAACCGGATTTCACGATCCTTGCTGATCCCTACGCTGGTATTTGGATCAAGGACTATGCTCTAGCCCAGGCCAAGTATATTCTAGGCGAAGCAAGAGAAAAGTTTCAAACAATTGCCAGTCCCAATGGCGGAACTCAGCTGAATGGGTCGGCATTAAAAACCGAAGCTGCTGCAGCCCTGGAGAAGTTAGAAGCCGATGTAGCCATGTACGGCACCGGTGAAAAACCCATGTGGTTTGTTATTGGTTAGACTTGACCTAACACTGTTTATCTTGTAGAATATATCATTCTAGGAGACTAGCATGATCATAGGCATTTGCGGCTTTATTTCTTCGGGCAAGGACACTGTTGCAGACTACCTGGTAAACTATCACGAATTTCGAAGAGTCAGTTTTGCAGGTGCACTAAAAGATGCAATCAGCTGTGTCTTTGGTTGGGATCGAAACATGCTGGAAGGCCGTACTAAAACTTCTAGAGAATGGAGAGAACAACCAGATCCTTGGTGGTCTCAACGTTTGGGACAAGATATCACACCTCGTGGGGTGCTTCAACAATGGGGCACCGAAGTATGCCGGGCTGCCTTTCACGACGATATTTGGATTGCTAGCCTAGAAAATCAACTTAGAACCAGCATAGATAATGTGGTGATTTCGGATTGTAGATTTCCAAACGAAGTTCAGGCAATTAAAAAACAAGGTGGTATGGTGATCTGGGTTCGTAGAGGACCTCTGCCAGAATGGTATGATTGCGCCCTTAAGGAAAATACCACGCATGAAGATGATCGTTGGATCTTAGAGGATCACGGTCAGTTAATGGAACAAAAGTATCCAACAGTACACTCAAGTGAGTGGGCCTGGATTGGTACAGATTTTGATACAGTCTTAGACAATGACGGTAGTATCGACGATCTCTATGATCGAATCAATCAAATAGTAATCAAAAATCTGGAGTCAGATCGCCGCGACGCCATGTAATACCGACATCGTGTAATATTCTTTGACAGTTAGCGCAAACTGTTTTGAGATTATCATGGCGGCAATTATTTAGATTGCCATCAACATAAAATACCGAAAACTGCTGCGAGTAACCGCTGGTGAATCCACAACGATCACAGCGGTTTTTTATTCGATAACCGCTGATCCACCAAGCGGGCTTTCTAGGCCTCCGGTTTTTTGCACAACCGTCACAGACTGACCTATAGTAGACTCTATGGTCTTTTTTATAATTAACAGCAACCGGATTTGCACCGCATTTCTTACACAGTTTTCTCATAAAAATATTTACAACACACATTAAAACCCGCCCTTTTTGGCGCCTTTTTTACCGGGTTTGATCTTAAAAAAATCTAAGCCGGTACTAAATACATCTAACTAAACCTTAATTGGGGGATGCATTAAATGCCAGCTACATTACAATCACCAGGCGTATCAGTTTCTATTATCAATGAGAGTTTTTATACTCCAGCAGCACCCGGAACTGTACCACTCATAGTTGTTGCTTCAGCCAGTAACAAAGTTAACCCATCGGGAGTTACTGCTCCAGGTACCAAACCTGCAAATATTGGTAAAGTCTACAATATCACAAGCCAGCGAGATCTCAATGATACCTTTGGTATTCCAACCTTTTATACAGATACCAGCGGCAACCCAATCCACGGCAGTGAGCTCAACGAGTATGGTCTCCAGGCTGCTTATAGCCTGCTAGGAGTTAGCTCTGCTGCTTATGTAGTACGCGCTCCTGTGGATCTATCTCAGATGAGCCCCAGGGCTTCAGCTCCGTCGGGAGACCCCAACGACGGCAGTTATTGGCTAGACACCAGCGCAACTCGGTATGGTATCTTCGAATGGGCTGCCGGAGTTGGAGCTGCTCCTGGTAAATTTATTCATCAAACTCCTTTGATAATCGATGACAGCAACAGCGCTGCATTAGCCACCGAGGGTCTTGCTCCCAAAGCCAGTATCGGAACCATCGGCAAGTACGCTGTGGTTAGTACTAAAGACAACCAAAATGCCGTATGGTATAAGAATGACGACGGTGTCTGGGTAGCAGTTGGCTCTGTTGGCGAAAGCAGCTTCGCCACAACAACACTGCAAAGCACATGGGTTAGTACAGTTTGGGCCACTAGCCATCCGGTAGCGACTACCTTACAATTTAACACCGCAGGATCTAGTGGAAGTATATACATTAACGAGCAGGAGATTGGGATAGTTGCAGGCGATAGTATTGTATCTATTGCTGAATTAATGAATAATCAGCTGAATCCCTACAAGGTTGGCGTAAAGGTAATCGCTAATGCTCTGAGTATCTATGCCGACGGTGTTGATGTTGAAATTGGAATCACTTCCTATTCGACTCTGCTAACTCAGTTTGGTTTACAGGCTAACACCTATGCTAGACCAAAACTAACTGTAGCGCCTCACACACGATATCCCAACTACAATTCGCCAAAAGTACCCAGTGGTGGTGTTTATGTAAAGACCACTACCCCAGACCAAGGAGCTAATTGGACTGTTAAACGCTATTCAGCTACCAGCCGTTCATTCAGCGCAGTTTCAGCCAAAGTGTACAGCGATAGTGCTGCTGCTCTGTATCAATTAGACACTGTCGGCGGTGGAACAAATATTCCGGTTGGTACTCTTTACGTTGAAAGCAATTACGATCATGGCGATGACAGCACTAGAAAACCAAAATTAGCTAATTTTAAAATACAAAGACGTGCTGCAGTATCTCCAACGGTGATAACCAGCGCAATTAATACCAGCACCGTTAACCTTTCCGCTAATGCGCTGGGTATTTCAATTACCGAACCCGGTTCTCAAAATTATCGTACTTTCCAGGATGTTATATCCTCCGGAAGTAAAGTAAACTTTGTTACAGCCATCAATAATGCCAATATTCCATATATTTCAGCTGCCAATAACAGCGATGGATCTATCAGCATTACGCACAGTGCTGGCGGTGATATATTGTTTAGAGAAGACACCCACAATGTGCTGACCACGTTAGGTTTCACCAAAGATACAACACCAAACTACTATAGTGTCGGTGACTACGAACCTTTGAATGCTACCGCCAAAGCCAGTAACTGGAAGCCTTTGAGTTTTGTAGCAGCACCATCTGCACCACAGACCCTGCCGGCGTCTGGTCAACTCTGGTACAACAGCATTATCGATCAGGTCGATATTATGATTCATGACGGTCATACCTGGAAAGGATACCGTAATGTATTTCCTAGCACAGATCCTGCAGGACCTATTGTTTCTGCGCTCGAGCCAACTAAACAAAGCGACGGCGTAACTGATCCGGTTAACGGTGATATTTGGATTAGTACTGCCGATATTGAACGATACGGCAAGGATGTTTATGTTTACAACGGTATTTCGCAAAAGTGGCAGTTACAAGATGTTACCGACAATACCAGTCCTAACGGTTGGCTATTCCACGATGCACGTTGGGCAACCAGCGGCAGCAGCTTGATATCATCGTCGATTAAAGATCTATTGACCAGCAATTATCTAGACCCCGATGCTCCAGACCCTGCAGAGTATCCACAAGGTATGCGTTTGTGGAATCTACGCAGATCTGGGTTCAATATCAAAGAATTTAAAACCAGTTATATCGATATTAATGCTAACAATGGTAACAATCTGCGCTACGGAAACGAGTATATGGGGTCTTACTCTGTAGACCGTTGGGTTTCGATCAGCCCTAATCATGCAGACGGTAGCGGTACATTTGGTCGGTTTGCACAGCGGGGAGTTGTAGTTAAATCTCTCAAGCAGATGATAGACGGTAATCAATCTATCCGCGATACGGACACTTTGGTATTCAATTTGATCAGTACTCCCGGATATCCGGAAGTTATTCAAAATATGATCGGTTTAAATCAAGATCGAGGTCTTACTGCATTTGTTATTGGCGATACTCCCATGCGCCTCAAGGCCAATGGTACAGATCTGCAGGCCTACGGTTTCAATAGTAATTCAAGTGTAGATAATGATGATGCAGGTCTAGTCAGTTATAACGAATACATGGCCGCGTTTTACCCAAGTGGATATACTACTGATCTTACAGGAGCGTATATTATAGTTCCACCCAGCCACATGATGTTGCGGACTATAGCAATCAGTGATCAAAAGAGTTATCCGTGGTTCGCTCCAGCAGGTATACGTCGCGGAGTTGTAGACAATGTTTCTAGTGTGGGTTATCTAGAAGCTGGTGAATTTAAACCTACTGCATTACCACAAAGTATTAGAGATGTTATGTCCAAAGCCGGAGTTCATATCAACCCAATTGCTACAATCACAGGCGCTGGTATTATTAACTTTGGTCAGTATACTCGTGCTAATGCAGCTTCTGCACTGGATCGTATCAATGTTGCTAGACTGGTAGTATATCTAAGACGTCAATTGGATATCTTGGCTAGACCGTTCTTGTTTGAACCTAATGATAAGATCACACGTAACGAGATCAAGAATGCTGTGCAGAGTCTGTTACTGGAGTTAGTAGGACAGCGTGCTCTTTATGATTTTATTGTGGTCTGCGACGAGTCCAACAACACTCCCGCAAGAATAGATCGTTCGGAACTATGGGTAGACGTTGCCATCGAGCCAGTTAAGGCCGTGGAGTTCATCTACATCCCAGTGAGGTTGGTAAACACTGGCGCTATCAAGGCCAAGACCTACACACTAAGCTAAACTAACAAGGAGTAATATATAATGCCAATAGCAAGTCTTAGCAAATTAACAGTTCCGTTACCCGCAGGGCAGAGTGCTTCTAATCAGGGCCTGTTGATGCCTAAATTAAAGTATCGCTTTAGAGTAACACTGCAGAACTTTGGAGTTACATCGCCTACTACCGAAATTACCAAACAGGTAATGACAGTGACAAGACCAGACGTGTCATTTGAAAACATGACATTAAATGTCTATAACAGTAAAATTCACTACGCAGGCAAACACACATGGGCTGATATAAGCTTGGTAGTCCGTGATGATGTCACTGGAGCGGTAAGCAAGCTAGTAGGTGAACAGGTTCAGAAACAGTTTGATTTCTTCGAACAAAGCAGTGCTGCATCAGGTATCGACTACAAATTTACCACAGTTATTGAAATTCTAGACGGCGGCAATGGGGCATTTGAACCCACAGTACTTGAAAGCTTTGAACTAGACGGCTGCTATCTGCAAAAAGTAACGTATCAAGGCGGTGACTACAGTTCTAGTGATCCAATGGACATTTCAATGACCATTACCTACGATAATGCAATCCAAACTAATGCGGCAGGTAACCCAATTGGTATTGGAACTAACATTGGCCGTACTATACGTACTCTTGCTACTGGTTAATCAAGTAGTAATCTTGTATAGAACCCGGTTAAGGCCGGGTTCTTTTTTGGGCTAAATATCATCATGCCTTCACTTGGTTCGTACCTTAAGCCCCTTACCGGTAGCATTGGCAATCTCAAAGATTACAAGCATGCTAGCAGACTCTATGCGGATAATGTTTTCTCACTGGCTCCAAAAGCTGGCTGGCTCTACTATGTGAGTTTTGACATAAATCCTTCGGCTATCACCGACGCCACTTGGGCCAATCAACAGAGAGTCACCGAAGTCGGAATGCTGGTAAAGAGTGTCGATTTACCAAAGTTTGCTGTACAAACTGAAGTGGTTAATCAATACAATAAAAAATCTGTAATACAAAAAAGTATAACCTATAGTCCGGTGTCATTTGCTATTCACGATGATCAGACCAATGTTGTACATAATCTATGGGTCAATTACTATCGATACTATTTTGCCGACAGCAAATATAGAGGCACCGGTCCGATAGGAACTGCAAGAGACAATACCGCAGGTGCATACAGCAAAAGTACACAGTACAATCCGCCTACAGGATTGTTCACGCCAACAAACTTTGGCTTAAATTCTGATCTAGTCATAGAACCTTTTTTTAGATCCGTAACAATATACCAGCTTAACCGTAAACTTTTTACTAGTTTTCAGCTGATAAATCCCATAATTTCCAGTTGGGATCACGATAGAATGGATCAGAATGCTGAAAACAAGTTGACAGAAAACAAGATGACCGTCAATTATGAAGCGGTCTTTTATGGTTCGGGGCAGGTTAGAAAAGACGACCCCACAGGGTTTGCTATGTTTCATTACGATAACTCTCCCAGCCCTCTAAGCATAGCAGGCGGCGGAAATTCCACTATTTTTGGTCCGGGGGGAATCATTCCGGGTGCTTTGGAAATTTTTGGTGATGTAAATGCTCTGACCAATCCGGGAGCTCGACGCAGTCCATTAGATCTATTGGGGACAGTAATAAAAGGCGCCAATCTCGTAAGAAATGTTAAAGGCATTAATAAAGACAGTCTGCGGCAAGCCGGACAACAGATATTATCCGGGGCTGTAGGAAGTGTACTGGGCAGCGGTCAAACCGGCTTAGGCATCGGATTGAACATGGTTAGATCGGAGTATGCTCGTAGTGGTCAATTCTTGGGTACTCCTATTTCTGCAGTTAATAGTGCTGCAGCCCAAAGCGACATTGTAGGCCAAAATATGCAGTACATCAATGGACTACCTCCGGTCTCTGCAGAGCCCCCGGCGTCAAACCCTTCTAAAGGATTTGGTCAGGATGCAGCAAAGATATCAGAAACAACGGAAGGAAAATTGACACAGTTTGGAGCGAAGGATAACACTGACTCAACCCCTAGTGGCAATACTCCTGCAGCAGGATCCTATTTTACTCCTCAAGAAACGCCTCAAATTAATCTCGGCCCGTATCAAGAAAGTAAGTATGTATCCGACAGCGGCACGACCACTGCTTTTAACACAACCAATGGTGAGGAAGATACTGTTAGTGGAAAGACCACTAGCTACAGTGATCCGGCTCCATCGCAGCGGGCCATAGATAATCTTAACACAGCTTGGGCACAGGATCGAGAGTCTCTACAAAAAACCAATATCAACACTAATGATGTAGTTCAACGAGTTGCCCAAGCTAGATCTCCGGAAGAAGCTGCTGCAATTAAAAGCGAGGCCCAGAGTCGCTACGCTAGCCAAGAATCGCTATCCAATCAAATTGACGAAAAATACAACAACGAGTACAATCGGTTGGTAGCAGCAAACGATCAAACTCGCAGTGTCCAGGGAAACACCAATTTACAGACCACCCCAGATCCTACTCCAGCAAGCGTACAGCCTTCACAGGTCTACGGTATAGATAATCTAGGCAGACCCGATCCAAACCCCTTACCACGCGGTGTTACACAAGACCCCAATACCGGATTTTATATCTACAAAGGTGAGAGATTCAGCGGTGATGATCGTGCGGTCCTACAGGGCAAAGTTAATGCCATAGATACCAATACACCCTACACCTATGAAGCTACCGATCCAACTACTGGTCTACGCCGCACAGTGACATTCAAACCAGGTAAATAATCATGCCTTTTTACAATAATCTACCACCCAACAGTCAACCCACAGACAGTGCCAACGCAACTCTTAAGGTATTTGACGCCTACACCACTGCTCCCTTAGATATCGATTCAGCCACCTACGATGCAATGACTGGATTTTTTGCCAGCAGAGGCTTTGCTCAAGACTCTGCTAAAAGCATGGCTTATATTGTGATAAAACAGGCTATTTTAGATGGGTATCAGCCTTTTGAGCTGGTTAACAATCTAAAAGATTTGAGTTCTATAGAATTGACCACGTTGATCACTGAGATTGTAAATTTCAACAGATATAAAACTAGTAGTTTAGGAACAGCAACTCCATTTGCAGCTCCTTACGAAATTAAAAGAAACATCCTAGCCTAATGAGTTTGCGATTTAGCCAGGGATCATACAAAATAAAAAACCCAGACAAGTATGTAGGTCTTGGAGACCCTAGGTATCGAAGCAGTTGGGAGTTTGCTGTGATGAGAATGTGCGATGAAAACCCTGCAATACAGCAGTGGGCCAGCGAAAGCATAAAAATCCCCTACAGAGATCCCCTAACAGGCAAACATACTGTCTATGTTCCTGATTTCTTAGTAGTATACGTTGATAGAAATCAGCATAAACATGCAGAGATTTGGGAAATAAAGCCACGCAATCAAACAGTGTTGGAAGCAGTGGGCAAAAATCCCTACAATCAGGCAAGCTATGTAAAAAATATGGCCAAATGGCAGGTAGCAAGACAATGGGCCAACAAACATGGACTAACTTTTAGAGTCATCAACGAAGATGACATTTTCCATATTGGCGGGCAACGGCGATAAGTAAGATTATGACAAAAAAATTAGAAAGCCTACTGAATTTACCTGAAAAATCTGAAGAGTTAGTATCTCCAAAATCTGCGGAGGTAGCACCAGCTATAGTAAATCTCCAGGATCGACTGGAAGAATTTGATAAAATCAGTTCTGCACTGCCAAAAGTCGAAGGTTTGGGGGCTATGAGCGACCGTGAGCTTGACGATCTCGCTCAAAAAGCCGAAACAGCCTTTGAAGATCTCATGGATCTAGGCATGAATGTGGAAGCACGCTACGGAAGCAGGATGTTTGAAGTGGCCAGTAACATGTTAAAAACCGCAGTTGAGGCAAAATCAGCTAAAATTGACAAAAAACTCAAAATGGTTGAGCTACAATTGAAAAAGTTAGCCATTGACAAGAAGAACCCCGAAGGCGAAGAACCGGTTGAAGGCAAGGGATACATAATTACCGATAGAAACAGTCTATTGGAAAAACTTAAAAATGCAAATAAATAAAATATCATGAAACACTTCAAAGAATATCTTTTAGAAAGCAAAAAAACCTATCCGTTTAAGGTAAAAATCGCCGGAGATTGCACTGCAGAGCAGGAATCCGCTCTGAAGAGCCTGCTAGACAAGTACCATGTCATGGAGTTTAAGAAATCCACTAAAACTCCTGTGCAGGCATTGCCATTAGATTTTCCAAGACTACGCAACTGCGAGGTCAACATCTGGGAAGTTTCTCTAGATTATCCAGTAACTTCCTATGAGTTGGTCAATTATCTTAGTTCCGGATTAAAAATCAATGAACAAAACATTGTGGTAAGAAAGCCCGGTGAACCTTCAGAGGAATATCAGGAAACTGTTGAGCCTAGGTCGGGAGCACTGCTAACTGACAACGATTACAGCGAGCATCCCAAGGTCAACAGCGACGACTACTACGGTGAAAAATACAATATGACATTGGTCAAGGCCCTTAACGATGACCTAAAGTCTCAAAAAGCTGCTAGAGGCGAGGTTATACCTACCGAAAGCAAAGGGGAAACTTCTAATGATCTCCCTCAAGGAGTCAAGAGCCCCCTAGGCCATGCTATTAAAGACGCACAGGCTATCAAAACAAGGAATGGAAAATAACATGCAAATGATCGATGTTCTCAAAAGACTAGCCGAACTAGACTCCCAAAATCCCAATGTACAGACCAAACTCACCGAGTGCGGCATGACACCTATGCCAAGTCATGGACCGGCTAGTATTAATATTTCAGCAGGTAGTGGCGATGAGCTCACAGGAGTTCTGCGTGATATTGTAAATCTCGCAGGTGTTCAAAAGTCGCATCATACACCCATGACTCTAGAGCCCGCAGCAGGGGTCGCAACTGTGGTTCAAGAACCCAATATGAAAGATCTAATTGACGCCATGACCATGAAAGATCATGAAGTTGAGGAAGATAGTCTAAATGCCGAGCAGGAAGAACAACGCACATGGGACTCTAGTCCAGATGAAAAGATAGGTGCCGATGGAGTAAGCACACTCGGTGATATTAATCAAGGCGATCACAGAGAGCGTCAAAAAGGGTTGCCATTGGCCAATCCCATGGAATCCGTAGATCTTCTAGCTCAACAGTTGTTTGCAGATTATCAGAAGTTCGTGGCAGAAGGAAAGAAGTCCGCCAAACCAGACTACCTGGATCTAGACAACGATGGCAACAAAACTGAACCTATGAAAAAGGCTGCCAAAGAAAAAAAGAAAATAGGTGAAGGCCAGATGAAACAAATGCTGCACACAGATGCAGAGCGTATGAGTCTCAACGCATTCTTAGACAAGCATTGCCACCGCGATGAAGACCGCAAGGAAATGACGGACTTTTGGCAGAATGTCAACGGTGACGATTCAGAAGCTGGCTAAAAGAAATGGTCCGCAAACTGTTTCGCTAATAAAATAGGACCACTAAGGTCCTATTTTATTAAATATTTGTATGAAAAAACCGAACAACGGCTCAGGTCTAATCAAGCAGGCCCACCAGCAGCAGAAATTTACAGAAGAAGAGATACAGATCTATGTGACCTGTCTCGATGATCCCCATTTCTTCTTGGATAACTTCTTCTATATACAGCACGCCACCAAGGGACAGATGCAGTATCGGGCCTTTGACTACCAAAAAAAATTAATAGACAGCTATCATAACTATCGATTTAACGTGAATATGCTGCCTAGACAAACAGGCAAAACCACTACTGCTGCGGGATATCTGTTATGGTATGCTATGTTTGTTCCAGACTCGACTATACTAATTGCTGCGCACAAATATACCGGTGCTATGGAAATCATGAACCGTATACGCTATGCCTACGAACTATGTCCAGATTTTATTCGCGCAGGAGTTACCAGTTACAACAAGCAAAGTATAGAATTTGACAACGGCAGTAGAATAGTAGCACAAACAACCACCGAAACAACTGGCCGCGGTATGAGTCTTTCTTTGTTGTATTGTCTCGACGGCGATACTACTGTGCGAATCAGAAATAAACACACATTAGTCGAAGAGGATATAACCCTAAGCGATCTATATGCGAGATTATATAACCCAAACAAGATTATCACATGACGAGTTTGCGTTTGTATAAATACCATATGAACTCAAAACTTGCATCATTTATAAAACGGAACAAAAAACGTAATGCACACTTGTATCAACCGGGATTGATAGAGGGACATGACTATGTCACATGTCCGGTCAGTGGCGAACGTTTAAGTATGATCAAGGATAACTACATCACTAAAATTTTAGATATGGCTGTTGAAGAATATCCTAATGTCCAGCGCATATGCCACCGCCGCCGAGAAAATATTAAACACGGGCTACATCAGATTGACCCGACGACTGGGCTCACTCGATATGAAGTGGGGCAAATACAGGCTAGACAGATTCTCAAACAGGCCGATTCTACCGGATGTTCTGGTTATAAAAAGAAAGGACAACGTACTCGAGCTACCCATCTTAGTCGTGTAGATGAGTTTGGCCGGAACGGATATAAACGGCAGGCTCATATTCGATTAACAACTGTGTTAGAAAATGGGTTGACTGTCGAACAAAACGCTCATATAAAGCAAAAAGAAACTCTGATAAAAAACAATAAGACCGGAACAGGCGGTGCAAGTAAGTTATCCAAAAAAGCATTAGCACCGATAATTAGCTTCCTCAAAGAAAACAACACCAAATTTTATTTTGACTCAAACGAATACGGTGTTAAAGATATCACTACCGGAAATTACTATTTTTGGGATCTAACAATTCCTGACTATAACATTGCGATCGAATATCAGTCATCTGCATGGCATGCAGATCCATCATTGACACAAGGGGAGTGGGAATCCTGGCGTCCGCCCAAGGGCCGCCTTCGTGCTGCGCAAG